TCAGTGTTTGTATTAGCTAGAGTCTCAAATGTTGGATACTGTAATACTACACCAATAGACTCAGTAAGCTTAATGTTGTTGGTTACAGATTCATCCTTTATAACTTCTACCTTATCCAGATTAAACTCTACTTCATATTGCTGGTTGTCATCTTCGTTGGTGATTAGAACCTTGGCAATATTGGATACAGACTTTGATCTAAGATTGATAAAGAAATACTCAATATCAAACGATGCCAACTTATCAACATCAACTGGATCAATGCAGCAGTTGTTAATTAGTTGTTTGTAGGTATTAATGATATCTTTGCGCTCACCTGATTCTTGAGCAATCATCAATAGCTTCTCTTCTCTCACCGTAAATGGTCTAAATCTAACAGCCTTACCAGATGATGGTAATGTTAGTGAGAAGATTGGTTGACTAAGTTTTGGTAATGGCATAATTCACCTCAATGGTTAATTTAGAAAATATTCTTTAAGCTCTTGCCGCCAGTAATGGATTTGAGCTGTTGTTTGAGATCATTCTTGAATGAGTTGTTGAGATTTCTAAGAACACCTAGTGTCTTCTTGACATCATTAACAGCACCAACAACATTTTGGGCAGTCTTAATGTATTCGTTGTTGTAGATTGTACTCTCAATATCCTTCAATGTAGATACTGATTGTGTTCTAATCTTTTGTGAATTCTCTCTTATGTTTGTTGCAAAGCTGTTCAAACGACTCAATGCACTTGGCTCCGTGTCGCTAGTACCAGCTGGACCAGCTGTTCCTGTGGTTGGATCTAGTGTTTGTGGCTTCAAATCTGTTAGACTGACTGGACCTGGTTGTAATGGAGGCGCACCAACACCCTTAAGCGGAGAAGATGATGCTGGAGCTCCAAGCATTTTGTATTCAAAGCTTCTATATGTGAAAGTCACTGTAAATGACATTACTTCATTACCTGCCTGCCAATCCAATGTTGTCTCAGACATTGTAATAGGGAAGGAATCATACAAAGAGAATATCATTAATGCCCCATCCTGACCACTACCATTTGGCTTATCCTGGTATAGCATAATGTCAATCTTTGTGGCATAATCCTTTCTATAAGATATCTGGTTACTATAGGCACCAGATCTTACCTGACCTTGGTCGTGGCTTAGGTTGACAATATTTCTCAACCAGTCATAGAAGTAGCCCATTGACTTGCCAGTGGCATCCGCATAGAACTTCAATGTAATGTCTGTAACACCAATGTCATATGGCATCTTAACCATAGGGCCCTGGCCATAAATCTTGTTCTCTGTTGTAAGAATCTGTACACCTGGTAGTGCTGTAGAAGCAGCTAGATAGGCTAAATCAGGAGCACCACCCTCCCTCATGGCCCATGGTGGTGGGTAGATATAGACAAGGAAGTTGGATGGTCTTAAAAAACCAACTTCTGTTGCTGACTTCCAACTTTCGATACTGAATGCCATTAGATTACTGACCTATATGAATCTTGCCAAACATTTCTCTTGTTTTCTTTTCTAAACTGCTCGGATGGAACAAACAACGCTAAATTCCATTCCGTAGGTTCAATATAAACTAAAGTTGACTGCATTCGCTCGTTTAGATAATGCTTTACACAAGGCTTGAACCATCTATATTTAGTTGAATTATTTAACAGGTCATAAGTGAACCTTAGACGTGTTGTTTCATCAAACTCTGTATTGTTTAGAAGGTTGTATAGTTGGTCCATTAATATTGCTCTATACTTTGGAGCAAGATAATGCATATTGAGTCCATAGAAGCCACCAGCTACTCTTCTGAATGGAAACACTAATGGAAATCTGTCGTAATAAGGCAGCTCATCCTTATACTTGGGATTATATAAAAACATATACATTCTACCAAGTAAAGGCACCTTACGGCGTCTATCAGTCTCAGCTAGAAACTTCCTTTCCATTACATCTGTTGGTCTGATAGTGGAATATTTCTTTCTTAGCCACTCCAATGACTCTGTAGAATTGTCTAGTAGGATTCCATCCTGCTCAGCTTGCTGTAACAGCTTTTGAAATCCAGTTATGTTACTAGTACTTGTAGCCATTAATCTCTCTTTCCGTTAAGATCTGGAATTTCCACTTCCTATCATCACAGAACTCTTGGCAGGCCTTCCACTTGGCGTTATTGATTCCCCAGTTCTTAACATCATGGATGTATCTTGGTGTTATTCTACTTTTCTTCTCTGGCGGCCTTGTCTGAGAGGATGGTTTAATTTCTATAACAATCCTATCAACATTGCCATTCTTATCTCGTCTTTTCACACTAAAGTCAGGAAAGTATCTGTGGTACCTACCGTCGATTGGTGATAGATATGGCACAAAGAACTCTTCACTTGACCACTCTAAAACATCAGGATGCTTATCCAAATATGCCATTAGCTTTAGTTCAAGACCTGATCTGTATATTATATTTGTTGGATCGCCTCGATACTTAGATGGGTTTGATGGTTTAAATCTGCCTTTATAAGATGCCATAAATACATTTACAAGTATTAATCCTAATATAGGTATTTATATGGCTAGTTCAGGTAGTAGAAATCACGCCTCCCAAGTCTTATCCCAGCCAAAAGGTGGCACAAAGCTTGCTGAGCTTGTTTTTCCTACAGGGTCAGGTAAGCTTGGTATGGGTATGGTTTTCAAGTTTAAAGAATACGAAATATCGTTTGGTGGTAGTGGTACAAAGAGTGTTTCTGCCAAGAATATCACAGATGCACACATAGCATTGCCACTACCTGAGAATCTACAAGAAACGCTAAATCTAAATTATGATACTGTTGACCTAGGTGCAGTGGCTGCCGGTATTAAAACAGGTGAAGCGGTAAGTGGTGCAATGGCAGAAGGTGGTGTTGGTTCTGCTATGTCTGCTTTAGGCGGCCAACTTCCAGGTGATGCTGAGTTTTTAGCTAGAACGCTAGCTCAAATTTCAGGTAGTGTTGGTGGAGCTCTAAACATAGCAGCAGGTAATGTACCCAATCCATTCACAACAGCCGTATTTAAGAATGTGGAGCTAAGACGCCACAATTTTAATTTTAGACTGGTACCAGAGACGCCAGAAGACTCTCAGGTCATCCAAAGCATCATTAACAAATTCAAGTCTGAATCTTTGCCAAGAAGAGACAAAGGAAATTTCTTGAAAATGCCTAAAGAGGTTGAAATTGAGTTCTTTGGTACTAATGCCCTGTTTGGTTTTGGCAGATGTGTTGTCCAAGGTATCACTGTAAACTATAGCCCATCAAACCAACCAGCTTTCTTTAAGAATGATGGTGGCTTAGTTGGTGCGCCACAAGCTGTTGAATTACAAATACAGCTAAGTGAAGTAGAGCAGCTGCTAGGTGATACATTTGATGGTTATGGTGGTAGTGATAGAAGTGGCCGTAGTTCACCACAGGGCGATGAATCACCATCAACAGGTCAGAGACAAGGTAATCAGTTGAGAGATAATGTGGCTAAACCTAACGAGAGATTTGGAGCTGGCTAATGGCAGACAAATATTTTAAAAATTTTCCTCTTGTCCAGTATGGTCAGAACGAAGTAAGGAATATTATTCTTAAGGCAAAGCTTGCCAAAGATCTTCTGGAGAAGTTTGATAACTTCTATCCTTATACAGTGAAGGAAGGAGAAAGAATAACTGAGATCGCATATAATTACTATGGATCAATTGACTATGTTTGGCTTGTGATGGTATCCAATGATCTAATTGATCCATACTACGATTGGCCACTAACTCAATCTGAATTTGATCAGTACATTGTAAAGAAGTATGGTAGTATGGAAACTGCCATGAATATTAATAATGCCAACTATTACCGTAATCCAAACTTTTCATATTGGATGACTAAAACAACTTACGACAATTCTAATGCATCTCAAAGAACTGGTTGGCAGGCAGTAGACAACTACACCTACGAAATTATTATTAACGAAGAGAAAAGAAGAATACGTTTACTTGACCGCTCATTTGCTTTGGATGTTTCAATTGAACTTGAGAAATTATTTAAGAAGGTTAATGTTTAATGAGTGGCAATTCCCTAGCAACATCATTCTTTGTTAATAAAGGCAAGGTTGATCAGTTTGGTTATAAAGTTATCCTTAAGAAGAGAACCAATAAATCATCCACAGTGACTGGCTTTGCAACATATGTCAGACATTTTAGATTATATGAATCTCTGTTATCGAAGTTCATGTATATTGAAGGACTGATTATTGATGGTGGTGGCATAATTCAGCGCCTTGGTGTTCAGCCAGGGGATATTATGGAGATTGATATCTATAAAGACCCCAGCGATCCCATTGAACTTAAGATTACAAACGAATTTGTAATTGAACAGTTAGGGGGTGAAGATACACCAGATGGCCAGAAGAGCACCCGCTACACATTTAGAGCAGTATCTAAAGTTGGCTACGAAGGCCTTAAAAACAAAGTTAAAAAATCATTTGAAAGACCTGGCACTGATATCGTTAGATCTGTTGCAACAGAGTACCTTAGAGTTGAGCCAGGGAAGATTAAAACATTCACCGAGACGTTTGGTGAGATTAATTATATAGCACCATCTGTTTCGCCTTTCCAGGTTATAGAACATATTGCTATACAATCAATTTCTAAAGATAACCAAAATGATACAACATTCTTTTTCTATGAAACGAGAGATGGTGTTTACTTCCAGTCTCTTGAAAACATTGTGAAAAATGCAAACACATTCCCGTACATTGTTGCGGTATCAAAAAATAGAGATGATGAAAATGTCTCTAGAGATTTTTTTAGAGTTCAGAAGTTTAGTCACCACAATACAATAGACCAAAGAGAAAATACTGTCAATGGTCTATTAAAGAATAAAACAATTTCATTCAATCCAATCAATCGTACAATCAATGAAACAACATTCAATCTCAAGGAAGAGTTTAAAAACATTATACAGCTTGGTCCACATTTATTGATGGATGAAGAAGAAATTGACAACTATGTTGGGGATGAAGACAGATTCACTGATGAAGAGCAATCAGTTTTCGTTAGATGTTCAAACGAGTCTTATGATCAGGTACAAGACTACATTTCAGCAGCAAGACCAGTCAGACAGGCACAGAGACTCTTAATGAATCAAACTGCATTGACGGTAACTATTCATGGCAACCCACGTATGAAGCCAGGGGATATAATTGATCTAGATATTAATCAGCCTTCTGGTGATTCAAAGCAGGAAAGGGATATGATTCTTGCTGGTAAATATCTAGTTGGTAGCTGTGTACACTCAATCACTGATGCTAAAGATTACATAACAATCTGTGATCTGTTTAAAGATGGTTATGAGAGAAGCATAGCCGATTATAGAAGAGATATTAATTCACATTTTGTAAAACCTAGAGCTTAATATGTCAAGAAGTACAGATGGTAGTTCACAATTTGATTCGATGACCTGGTTTATTGGTGTTGTCGAAGACATTAATGACCCACAACTAATTAATAGAGTTAGAGTGAGATGTGTTGGTTATCATCCAAAGGATAAAACTTTATTACCAACATCAAGACTACCTTGGGCGCCATTCCTATCTTCTACAGCTCAGATGTCAGCCCCAATGATCAATCAGGGTGATTGGGTCGTTGGTTTTTTTATAGATGGAGTGTTAGCTCAGCAACCAGTGGTGCTTGGGTCTTATGTAAGTATACCAACATCTGCAGCAAACAAAGAAGAGGGGTTCTACGACCCATCAGGGGTCCATCCTAGATTCCCAGGTGAGGGAACGAACCCAAGGCATGCAAGAGGTGAAGTCGGAACTGTAGACAGAAATGCTATAGCATATTCAAGATCAACAGTAACGTCTAGTATTCCAGCTGCTGATGGCACAAAGTTCTCAGAACCCCCATCAATGTTTGATGCAAGGTATCCAGCCAACCATGTAATGGAAACAGACGGTGGCAATGTATTTGAACTAGATGATACACCAGGAGCTGAGCGAGTACATATCTTCCACAGAAAGGGATCATTCGTTGAGTTTCATCCTGATGGTTCAATTGTTCACAGAGGCGTCAATGACCGCTACCATATAGTTTTCAATAATGAGAATTTATATGCCGGTGGTAATATGAATATGTCTGTTGTTGGTGCAGTTAACATTGTAGCTGGTGGCAACACAAACATTTCAACAGCTGGTGATGCCACTTGGAGAGTTGGTGGCAATATGAGAATGGATATTGGTGGTAATTTTGATGTTGCAGTTGGTGGTTCAACAAATATTGATTCAGGTGGTACGACAATCATATACTCTGGTGGCAACGTTGAATTGCAAGGTAGCCAGGTTCACTTTAACAAACCAACACCAAAGCCACTTGGATCAATTATTACACCAGAAACAATTACTAAATCAGCAGCTGGCTCTCCAACTGTATTTGAACTCTACGCTTTTGATGATGCTGAGGAGAAGTCACTTGATGAATATAACACTGTTATTGTGCAAAATGGTTTGAAACCAGCTGATGATACACCACCAATAGAAGGTGCTTCTAATGTACCACCGGCCGGTGGGGAGAACAAAGATGTTAAGTGTGGTTCAATTATCCTACTAGATGATTACAAGAAGGTTAGAGTATCAAAGAACTTTACATTAGCAGATTACACTCAGAATGGTACAAGAAAATTACGAGACCAAGCTGGTTTAACTGTAGCAGATATTTTATGTAATATTGTTAAGCATGCTGAAAATATTATGGAGCCAATTGTAGCAGCAGGATTTAGAGTATCCATAACATCCGGATTCAGAACACCTGATGTTAAACTTTCTGGTGGTGGCACAAATAACAAATCAGATCACAACTGTGGTCGTGCTGTTGATTTCAATGTTATTGGTATGTCAGCATACGAAGGTGCGCTTAAAATATATCCAATTGTAGGTAGGATTGCTAAGCAGTTCTTCCTAGAATATAATCTAAATGGTGGCGGCCCGGGTTGGATCCACATTGCCTATGATAATGGCGCCAAGCATGCGCTTCCAATGGCAACGTGGGCTGTTCCAAGAATTCATGCACGTAATAAGTTTGTTGATCTCAAGCCAGGGCAGAAACTTGGATGACAGCTGTAGCTAGAAAGGGAGATGGGGTTGATTCCCCAACAGGCTCGGGCACCAGGTGTGCTAGCCCTATAGTAACAGCTGTGGGTGAAGTTAACTCTCGTTCGGTATTTGCAAATAGCAAACTTATACCTGTCAAGGGTAATAAGGTTGAACCCCACACACTTAAAGGCTGTGGCCCTGATGAGTCTGTACTTGATAAACACTCTCCTAATGTGTTTATTGGTAACAAAGAAATTGGAAGACTTGGAGATGAGTATGCAACTGGAACACCTGAAGCTAATATAATTGCACAGGGTTCACCAAATGTATTTGCTAATGGATAATATAAATAATCCTAGAGAGGGTCTCCATGTCAAATTATACTAAAAATACAGCTGCGTTTGCTAGGAAGAATGCAAAGTATTCTGATATTAGTATCGGCTTTGGTATCAGTCCCTTCAGCCAAGATTTGACTAGAATTACTGATGTTGATGCTGTTAAAAGATCTGTTAAGTCACTTGTTCTAACAGACAAGTTTGAAAGGCTACTAGATCCTGATATTGGTGGTAACATTAGAGCAGCTCTATTTGAGCCAATGTCGCCATTGACAGAATCAATTCTAGAGGACTATATCACTGAAACTATTGAAAATTATGAGCCTAGATGTATTTTAGAAAGCGTCATTATCCAAGCCAATTATGATAATAATGCCTATAATGTTACAATTACATTTAGAGTGGATACTTCTGAAGGTCTTCAATCATTAAGTTTCCTATTAGAAAGAGTAAGATAACATGGCAAATGGTTTTTTAACAACATCAGAGCTTGACTTTCAGAACTATAAATCCAGCTTGAAGACGTTTCTTTCTCAGCAGGATACCTTTAAGGATTATGATTTTGAAGGGTCCAATATGGCCGTATTGCTAGACCTACTAGCATACAACACCTATATGAATGGTGTCTATTTGAATATGGTTGGTAGCGAGATGTTCTTAGATACATCTCAACTTAGAGAATCAATTGTTTCTCATGCAAAGGAATTAAATTACACTCCTCGTTCTAGAACAGCAGCTATTGCGTTTGTTGATATTACTATCACACCAGCTGACTCACCAGATTCTATCACCATTCCAAAGTACTATGAATTGAATGGTAGAACCCAAGAAAATACTACTTTCTACTTCACAACAGATGAAGCAATTGTTATCAGAGCCAACAATGGCGTATACAAGGCCGCCAACGTAGCTGTGTATGAAGGTAACATTGTAAGAGAAGTATTTGTTGCTAATGCATCATCCCGCTATCTACTACAATCGGCTAATGTTGATATCCAGTCTCTAAATGTTACTGTTAAGGATTCAGCAGCAGCAACTGAAGAAGTGAAGTGGAATAAAGAGACATTCTTGTTTGGTCTAGACAACACAGATAACGTATACTTTGTCCAGGGTGCAGAAGACCATCTATATGAACTTGTATTTGGTAATGGTGACATTGGTAAAGAACTAGTAGATGGCAATGTTGTAACTGTAAACTATAGAGAAACAAACGGTGTAGAAGCCAATGGTGTGGATACATTTACAGCACCAAATGCAATCCAAGGATACACCGGCATTGCTGTAGCAACTGTAACTGAGGCCTCATCAGGTTCTGAGCATGAGACAGATGATGAAATTAAGTTCAATGCTCCTAGATACTTCCCTACTCAAAATCGAGCAGTAACTGTAGAAGACTATATTGCTCTAACGAAGCAAGCATTCCCTTCACTTGAGGTTGTCACAGCCTATGGTGGTGAAGAGACAGAACCTAAGCAATATGGTAAGGTGATTGTTGCTGCTAAGCCATTTGGTGGTACTAAGTTATCAACACCACTAAAGACACAAATGTACAATTATCTAAAAGAGAGATCATCAATTTCAATTGACCCAGTGGTCGTTGATCCTGAGTACTTCTTT